TGACCCAAATGTGAGGACATTAAACTTACATCATGGCATAAACATCACAGATAACTTTATGCAGTTGATAGAGAAAGCTATGGTCGATAAAAACTTTGATGATACATGGGAACTTAAAGACCCACATTCGGGTGAGGTCAAAGATACAATATCAGCCAAGAAACTTTGGCAGAAGATATTAGAAACACGAATGATGACTGGTGAACCTTACATTCACTTTATTGATACAAGTAATCGTTTAATGCCAGAGTTTCAAAAGAAAAAAGGTTTGAGTATTAAACAATCAAATCTTTGTTCAGAGATAATATTACCAACAAATAAAGATAGAACAGCCGTGTGCTGTTTGTCTTCACTCAATTTAGAATACTATGACGATTGGAAAGACAACCCTCTCTTCTTGAGAGATGTTGCAGAGATGTTAGATAATGTTTTACAATACTTTATAGACAACGCTCCCGATGCAGTATCAAGAGCAAAATATAGTGCAACACAAGAAAGGTCTATTGGTATTGGTGCCTTAGGTTATCACGCATATTTACAAAAGCATATGTTACCATGGGAATCACCAGAGGCACGTTCAGCAAATGTAGAAATATTCAGACACATAAGGAAAAGTTTAGATGAAGCCAATTTGGAACTGGGAAGACTTAGAGGGGAAGCTCCTGATGCTATTGGTACTGGCCGTAGGTTTTCTCACCTTATGGCTATTGCTCCCAATGCTAGTAGTAGTATCATCATGGGTAATACATCTCCTAGTGTAGAACCATATCGTGCAAACGCATACAGGCAAGATACATTGTCTGGTGCGTATTTAAACAAGAATAAATTTTTAGACAAAATACTGAAAGAGAGGTGTGCTGATGAGGATAGTTACAACGAATCATGGAGTTCGATTATCGCAAACGATGGATCCGTTCAGCACTTGGATATATTGGATGACCGGCAAAAGGACATTTTCAAAACGAGTATGGAAATTGACCAAAGATGGATCGTGGAGCACGCAGCTGACCGACAAAATTACGTTGACCAAGCACAATCCATTAACTTGTTCTTTCGGCCGGACACAAATGTAAAATACCTACACGCAGTTCATTTTATGGCGTGGAAAATGGGCCTCAAAACATTATATTATTGTCGTTCAGAAAAGATTGGTAAAGCAGATAAGGTGGCGAAAAAAATAGAAAGAGAGGTGATCAAGGAGCTCGACATGAAATCGATTGTCGAAGGGAAAGAAGCGTTTAGAAATATCATCTATGGCACACCGACTTGCAACTTTTGTAGACTCGCAAAGGCAGAGCTCACTCGTAGAGGTATTGAGTTTGACTATATTGACTTGGTTGAGATAAACAAAACAGCTGCAGAGGTAACAGGGCGACCTGTTAAATCAGTCCCACAAATTTATTTGAGTGGTGAGTATGTTGGTGGTTATACAGAGATGATGAATTTTCTAAATAACAAGTCGGATTCTTCCGATGATAGTGAGTGTTTAGCCTGTGAAGGTTAAATGGCAGTTAGTTCAACACCAGAATTACCAATAGAAGTAGTGAAAACAAAATCCGCATACTGGGTATTCGGATATATTTGTTGTTTTGCAGGTCCATTTAACACCTATCAACAAGCAGAAAATCACAGAAAGGCATTGTTAAAGAAATGGCATACTCAGAGAAGGTCATAGACCATTATGAAAATCCAAGAAATGTGGGGTCATTAGATAAGACCGACCCAATGGTTGGCACAGGCATGGTAGGTGCACCTGCTTGTGGTGATGTAATGAAACTACAAATAAAAGTAAATGATTTTGGTATAATTGAAGAAGCGAAGTTTAAAACATATGGTTGCGGTTCCGCAATCGCAAGTAGTAGTTTAGTAACAGAGTGGGTGAAAGGCAGGACGATTGATGATGCAGTATCAATTAAGAATACAGAAATAGCTACAGAGTTATCTTTACCACCAGTAAAGATACATTGTTCTATCTTAGCTGAAGATGCAATCAAGGCTGCTGTTGCCGACTATAAGAAGAAGAGTAGTATTGAAGTTAAAACTGAAACACTTTGAAGAAAGGAAAAACATGAAAGTTTTATGTGTATTATATGATGACCCTAAAGGTGGTATGCCTAAAGATTATGCAGTAGAAAATCTACCAGTTATAGAAAAATATCCTGATGGTCAAACATTACCATCACCAAAGGCTATTGACTTCAAACCTGGTGAATTACTTGGCTGTGTATCAGGTGAGTTGGGTCTTAGAAAGTTTTTAGAAGAAAATGGCCATGAGTTAGTGGTTACATCAGATAAAGATGGTGATGGTTGCACAGCAGATAAGGAATTAGTTGATGCTGATGTTGTTATATCTCAACCATTCTGGCCATATTATTTGACCAGAGAAAAAATTGAATCAGCACCAAACTTGAAGATGGCGATTACAGCAGGCATAGGTTCAGACCATGTTGACTTGCAGGCCGCCATGGACCATGGTATAGATGTAATGGAAGTTACATATTGCAATTCAAGGTCAGTTGCAGAACATATTGTGATGATGATATTATCATTAGTAAGAGATTATCATACACAGCATAAGATTGTAAATGAAGGTGGTTGGAATATTGCAGATGCTGTATCAAGGTCTTATGACTTAGAGGGTATGAAAGTTGGTACAGTTGCCGCTGGTCGTATTGGTTTAGATGCTCTTAGAAAGTTAAAAGCTTTTGATGTAGAGTTACATTATTTTGATAGACATAGATTGTCAGCTGAAGTTGAAGCTGAATTAAATCTTGTTCATCACGAATCAGTAGAATCATTAGTATCTGTTTGTGATGTTGTTACAATCAATTGCCCTTTACACCCTGAAACAGAAAATCTTTTTGATGCAGAACTTATCTCTAAGATGAAAAAGGGAGCATATATAGTAAACACGGCTCGTGGTAAGATATGTGATAGACAAGCAATTGTCGATGCACTTGAATCGGGTCAACTAAGTGGTTATGCAGGCGACGTATGGTTTCCACAACCTGCACCAAACGACCACATTTGGAGAAGTATGCCACATCATGGCATGACACCACATACATCAGGAACATCTCTATCAGCACAGGCACGTTATGCTGCTGGTGTTAGAGAGATACTTGAAAAATTATTTGATGGTGAAGAGCAACGAAGCGAATACACTATTGTAAAAGGTGGTGCTCTAGCAGGAACTGGTAAACATTCTTACACAGAGGGTAGTGCTACATCTGGGTCAGAAGAAGCCGCAGAATATAAAACATAAAAAAAATCTAGGAGTTTTAAATGTTAAGAGAAGAAAGAAATTACTTCAAGCCCTTTATGTATCCATGGGCATATGATGCTTGGTTGAAACATGAGCAATCACATTGGTTGCACACAGAAGTACCTATGGCTGAAGATGTTAAAGATTGGAAACATAAGTTGACGAATGAAGAGAAGCAATTTCTCACTCACATTTTTAGATTCTTTACACAAGGTGACATAGACGTTGCAGGTGGATATGTTAAGAATTATTTACCATATTTCCCACAACCAGAAGTAAGAATGATGTTATCTGGTTTTGCAGCTCGTGAAGCATTACATATCGCCGCCTATTCTCATCTCATAGAAACACTTGGTATGCCTGAATCAACCTATTCAGAGTTTGCAGATTATGAAGAGATGCAGAATAAACATGATTATATTCTGGACATATCATCAAAGAATGGCACAAAAGAATCCACGGCGACTCACATCGCCGTGTTTTCTGCCTTTACAGAGGGTATGCAGTTGTTCTCATCATTCATAATGTTATTAAACTTTCCAAGACACGGTAAAATGGCCGGCATGGGTCAGATTATTACATGGTCGATTGTAGATGAAACACAACACACAGAAGGTATGATAAAATTATTTAAGAGTTACATAGAAGAGAACCGTGAAATCTGGAATGATGAATTGAAGTCTACAATTTATAATATAGCCAGAAGAATGGTGGAACTGGAAGATAAGTTTATTGATCTCGCATTTAAAATGGGGCCAATGGAAGATCTTACAGCTGATGATGTAAAGAAATATATACGTTACATTTGCGACCGCAGATTGATTAGTCTAGGTCTTAAAGGTCATTACAAAGTGAAAAGAAATCCATTACCATGGGTTGAAGAAATGATTAACGCACCAACACACACAAACTTTTTTGAGAATCGTGCGACAGACTATGCTAAAGGCGCCCTTAAAGGTAAATGGGATGATGTTTGGGGTAAGGCAGCCTAAATGAAATTACTTGAGTATGAGTGTGATGAGTGTGATTCAAAATTTACGATAGAGTTTGGTATAAGAGGAACAGAAACAGAACCGACATATTGTCCATTTTGTTCCTCTTATCTACAATATGAAGAGGACGATATAGAGGAAGAATGACTTGGCAATATAATGGGCGTGACCTTACAGAAGATGACGCCGAAAAATATTATGGATTTGTTTATTGTATACACAATCTCAAAGAAAACAAAAGGTATATTGGTAAGAAGTTTTTTACCAAGGCGGGGTATCGCCAAGTAAAAGGTAAAAGAAAGAAGACCAGAAAACCATCAGATTGGCCAACGTATTGGGGGTCAAATGATAAACTGATTGCAGATGTAAAAAGACTTGGTGAGGAAAACTTTATAAGAGAGGTGCTACATCTATGTGTAAACAGAAGTGATTGTGCTTACCTTGAACTCAAAGAACAAATGATAGCTAAAGTATTAGAGAGAGATGATTACTACAATGATTGGCTGATGGTCAAGGTATCTAAAAAGAACCTAAGGTTCTTATCTGAAACGGAGCAAAGCTATCTATCCAATAAAGATAAAAAATAATGGGTAAACATATCACATTTGCCCCACTTTTATTGTGCAATGCAGTATAATTATTATAAATAAACATTTGAGAGGAATTATTTTGAATAAAGTAAATAAATTGGCAAACAATGTTGGAAGAAGACTAATACTTCCGTGGAATTTGGGCACAAGAAAAGGTAGTAGAGGCCCTAAAACACTATTTAAATATATTGCATTTTACTGGACCGCATGGTGGGCAAGTATAGCAAGTATTTTTGGATTTATTGTATAACACACCTTTAAGGAGATTTAAATGACTTTTACCGATAACGTAATCAAGGCAATAGACTTTAACTTAGCAATGTTCAACAATGCAGCCAAGGCAGTTAAGACCGCTTCCGTTAAAGAGACACACCAGTTCCAAGATAAATATGTTGAGACCGTAAACACAGTAACAGAGAATGTAAAGGACTTAGTTGAGACATATTCTATCGAAAAACTTTTTGCAGGTAGCAAGTAATACAAGATTCTGGAAACCAGTTACAAGAGATAACTGGACCATAAAGTTTTCTTGTTTTAATGACAGTAATATTCTGTTAGTTATCACCTCAACCATTACAGGCCAAACTATTATTCGACACTACGATAATGAAGATTTGGCCTGTATCTTTTTAAACTATGTGTTTAATCTTGACCCAGCTGTATTACACGAGATTTAAAACCTAAATATGATATAAACGGAGAAATAAAAATGACTTTACTTATAATCATAGCAATGATTCTAACCTTATCACTAGTAGGGTCCAGGTCATCATCTAAAGCATTAGAGGTTTTAGATTCAAGTCTACAAAGACAAAACAAAGTAACATTTGCCTCAATCAAAAAACAGGTGTGATATAATACACCTTTAGGCAGATGGAGGAAAACACTTTGGATTACCTCAAAAAATTAATCAAGACAATTCTATTCACCATAGGTATGATGTTGGTATTATTTTTCTTTTTAATACTGA